GTGTGCACGTAAAGGCTTTGCTCTCAGGAACATCGTAACGAGAGTAGCCATTCACAGCGTGAGAAATAAAAGGTTGTTTTCCCATAGATTAAATAATTAGTTGAAGTTTATAGTGATCCTGCCAAAACTGGAGAATGCTTTGGTCTAACCAAGCAGGAGGGTCAAAGTCAGGCATCTTCCGCGAAGACTTGGAGAAGCGCATCATCTGCTTTTGCTCCCAGGTATACGTCTCTCTACGGGATACGGAGGAATCGAGATTGAACCGTTCAATGCACAGAGAAACAATACGTTTAACCAAAGAAGACTTGCTAAAACGTGCGTAAGCATCAGCGGCGGTAACCGAGCGAACAACCTCGTCCTCCGATTTAAAGTATCTAAAGTAGTAGCGAGGGATCGAGTAGTTATAATTAATACGCTTTTCAGGATCAAAATAAGACCACGACGAAACGCGAGCAGAAGGACGAGGCATATAGCCAAGAAAATCACCAACGCCAGCAGATACGAATTTTCGCGTATAACGGCGATGTTGGAGGAGAGTAGCCAAAGGTGTAATTTTTCCATTTAAGGTAACAAATTTATCCGAGACTTCCTCGGGGTTAAACTGAATTTGCTTAGTAACGTATTTAACAACATATCGAGCACGTTTGCGGGTAGCCTTAGCGAGCCAGACAAACCCAAAATCACCAACGGCCTTTCGAATCTCATTGTAAAGGACGTTAGTGCAAAAGAGAAATCCGTGGAAATGTAGACGAGGCTCCGAGCCAGTCTCAGGGTGAGTGCCGAACTCTTGGAAAAACGCATGTTTGAACGAATGACCTATTTTATGACGAATACGTTCATTGAATCGGCGAATAAACTTAGACGGATTAAGAAGAGCCTCCTCGTAATACTTCGGAGCAATAGTAATAGTAATAAATATTGCCTGCTGATTCTCAGCCTTACAACGAGTAAGTTCACGCTCAAGCCGAACAAACCAGTCATTGCGCTGACGACGCAAACAATCCTCGCACCTGCCGCACGGGACCATCAACCACTGCCGGGCGATGTCCCAAGGGCGGAGAGCTAAGGCCGACTTGGCAACATCGGAACCATTTCGGCAAGGGTTCTTTTTGTCGAAATAACGACGGTTGCGTATCCATATAGGAGAGGAGCAGGACATTAGAAAAGGCTTCGGAGGGTGTCAAATTTGATACTAGGATGATCAAGACGACAACGAATAAGATAGTCATTCGCAGGCGCTTCATCGGAAAACCAGGCAATAATAATGCGCTTCCTACCGCGATATGCTGCAACAGAGAAGCGATAGGGAGTACTGTCGATTACAGGAGAAAAACGAGGGCGAAAATCGAAATGATCCATAAAAAAAGGTATATACGAGTTAAATGGAAGAACCCACATGGGGGTACCTTACCGCTTCGCGGTGGCCACAGCCTTCGGCTGTCCCATGGGGTTCGATTAATTTAAAGAACTCTTCCACCAAGCGGGCGGGTAACTACTTTAGTCCCCTTTCCTTTCTTCTTCCGACGGGCTTTCATAGCGATCAATATTGAAATCAAACATAAGAACAAGCGTGTTGTCGAAAAACTCAACCGAGAACTTCGGATAAGAAGCTAAGGTCGCCACGAGGCCGGCAACTGCCTGGTGCTTGACGTAGGGTGATTTCGAAATATCCGAAGTCAAGAAATAATCAAAAACAGGCGTGTCTGAAAAAATATCAAGAGGCAGCTGCGAAAACTGACCATCCTTAATGCAGCCGACCTGGACAAGGTCAACATTAAGAGCCGGATTTACACGGCGAAGAACAACATGAATCTGTGTCATAACGACGTAATTTAAAATTCCTTTCGAAGATTGATGCAAAAACGACGCCAGTCAGAAGAGACGCCGGACCAGAAGCCGCGGCCTTCAGGCGTCCTGTCAAATATAAAACTGCTGGTAATAAGATCGCTTATACCAAGACTAGACGTGAGAAGCGTATTGCGAATTTGGCGGCGAAGCGAATCTCGAAATGAGAGGTCAGCATCCTTAGTCAAGTTGTAGTTCGACTTAAAAGCGGAAAGCACCTCTCGACGGCAAAGCCACTCGAGAAACAGGTACTCTACGAAATCGACCGGCAATTCGCTAGTTCTAAAATCTTTGTTTTTTTTCATAATAATGTGGTTATTGGTTACGATGCAAATGTACGACGCGGGGGCAAAAATATGAAGTTCGAAAAGTCGAAAAAGTTGTCTAATTTCGCTTAAACATACTGCGACGGGTGTACGTGGCGCCAATACGATCACCTCCAGAGCCATAAAACTCCTTCATCTCTTCGTAGCCTTCCGGACCCGCAGGGCCAGCAGCCTTGCGCCCGGCATACGAGGCGGCGGCGACGCCAGCAGCAGTGGCACAGGAACGAAGAATGTCATAACCAAGGCGGTTTTTCGAACTCCGCAAATCCCAGCGAGCATTACCAGTCTCAAGCTGAGCCGTCTCGGCGGCAGCAGCCTTCAAGATGGCCAAGGTTTCGCCAACCTTCATCATCTTCGTCTCAACAACCTGACCCTTCTCGTCACGAATCTGAACAGGGACTTCCTTCTCCCAATTAAGCTCGTACCACTTCTCCAAATCCTTGAGTTCCTGAGCGTTAAGTTTTATGCGAGACTCTGATTCACCGGCTGCCGAAAGGTTGGCAAGAACGGAACTCCAGGCGACGGCAAGCGTCGCGCCGGCCTGGGGCTCGAACCAATCATTCGTCAAGCGGAGATTTAGATATTTTTCCTCCAAAATGCCAGCCATAGCCATAATGGACTGCATCTTATAACCTTGTGTAATGTTGGCCAAATAGGCGTCGATCGCCACGATTTGCGCCTGCGCCTCGTGAAGATTGGCGAGCTCGCGGGCGTCCTTAACGTTGTGTTGGGCAATCTGCAACTCGAGATCATCTATCTTCTCCCGCCACTCCAGTGTATGAGTGTTACCTCGAAGATTATCGGCCTCTGCTTCATCTCGATCAGCAGCGGCAGCATTACGGTTAATCGTCGATTGTGCAACCATATTTTGCGCGATAGCGGCAGGATCACCCGGAGCGAAAGCGCCGGGGGAAACAGGCGCGCCACCGGAAGGGCCAGAGGCGGAGGGCATACCTGCAGAACCACCCGACATAGTGGCGTTTACTCCAACACCAGAAGAACCTAAAACAGCAGCAGGCGTTACGCCGGCCTTCAAATAACGATCGAAAACCTTTGTAGGATCATTGTAGGCATTCTCATAATCGAATTGTTTTTGCCAGTTAGAATAGGAAAGTTCAGATTGTTTTTGCATCTGCTCTAGAGCATACTTTTGCTGAAGAGCCATTTGTTTTTGCTGAAATCTCCACTGCCGGCGGGCATTCATACCTCCGAAAAGCTGACCGAGGGCGCCGGAAATCAAACCGGTGGTACCAGCAGAAGCGGCCGACTGACCAAGAGCCTGGCCGAAAGACGCAGCAGCGGCAACAGGAGCAGGCATACTACACGTGTGTTAAATTGTTAGAACGAATAATATAATCGACACGCACGGTATCGACGTGAACACCACTGCGCTGCATTCTAGCTTGAGCAGAACACGAGGCGAGAAAAAAGGCAGCCAAAGCAGCAACAATAGAGGAAACGAGCGTCCAAAACGCTTTCGACTTGTAGAATGGTTGTTTAGTATCAGACATAGCAATAAAGTTTAAAGAACGATAGAAAAATGCGCGGCCTCTCCGGCAGTCGTTACCAATAACCTTCAGCAATTCACGAACTCTTGCAAGAGGGGTCCGCGCACGTAGCATATATCGTCAAGTAAAGAGAGTACTATTTTTCTTCAGAATTAGAGGGTTTCGAAGTAGGCTTCGATCTATCTAACTCTGAATCAATAAGTTCCTGGCCGACCTCGAGGCCGTCGAACTTATCCATACGGGAGTACGAATTGGGATCGAAATCGATTTCAGGGTTAAACTTTTCACCCTTGTCGAAATCAGAAGGCTCTACCACTACATCCGGACGGCCGGGAAGAACGTCGACGGAACCGGAACCATCGAGGACGGAAAGAATGCGCTGACCGCGAGAAACATAGGTGGGGATATCCTCAATAAGCCAATCAAGTGCCATAAAATTAATGTATTAACGATTAGACAAACGGGTTGCAAATGTTTTATTAACAAGATTCTTCTTCTGTACTGCGTAAGACAAGTTCACAAAGAAATTATCCTCTGTATTGGAAACGAAAGGAGAATTGACTTGGGACATATCTACGAAAAGAAACGGATAGTAAACAGTATCAGTATTATTAACAAAACCAGGAAGACTGCGCTGCTGAACCCAATAAGAATAAACAGGCCGGCTGGTTCCAAAACCATTCGAAAGAGAAATCTGACCCAGCACCTCATCGTAACTACTACGAAACTCATTAAAACAAGGTTCGACCGAAAGGGTGGAGGTAGAAACAGTCTTCCCAGCAGGACCAAGAAGGTAAACAGGGACATCTTGGTACCCAATGTCATTATAAATAGGGTTGAAGTAATCAGAACCCTGGTAGTTTAAATAGTCAGGGCGAACCTGCGACCAATAATAAACAGGCCGAATACTAATCATGTCGATCATATAGCCGGGCTCTCGGAAATAATAAGACTGGCGACGACCCAGGCGATCGTTAAACGCTATAGCGCCGCCCTGCTGGCCAAGAGGCCCATTAACAGACGGACCGGAAAAGTTGTTTTGTCCGGCTTGATTCATAACAATCTGTACATTAACAGTCTGCGAAGCGCTAAACAAAAGCTTAGGACGATCAACATGTTCGATCTTAGATGCGAAGAACGTTTCCAGCCAATCGCTATAACGAGAGCCGCCTGCGCCGAGAAGGTCCTTATATTCCTGCAAGCGCGAAGCAATAGCCAACTGAGGTATAGTCTGAACACCCGCCATGGAAACGGAAGAAGACGAACCAGTAGGAATAAGCCGACTAAACCGATCGGGATTCGAAGGTACTACGGCCATCGGGTGAGCCGTGAGAAACAAACCAATAGGAGTAACAGCATTGGTAGGGTTTCCAGACAAACCAAGCTGTGTAAGAGGACGATCTCCCGAAAAAGTCGACGAACTCATAGTAAGAGGATCAGACCAAACAGGATAACCATCATCAGAAATACCCGAGGAGCTGCCAGTTTGAGAGTTTACAAGCTGAAAGAACAAATTCGAGCGATTGAATGTGTTATTGGCCGAAACGACAGCAGAAGGGTAAAATTGACTTTCGAAATAAGCATCGAGAAACTCAAGATTAGAGTAAGTCTGCGAAAAGTATCTCGAACTTTCAGAAAAGACGGTAGTGAGAGCCATATCACCAGGTGCGTCAGATGTGTTAAAAACGGACCACGACGCAGGCCAAGCCATAGAGAACAAAGACCACTGCGAATAGGAATAATAATTTCGAACAATATCCCAGTAAGCGAGATATGGATCGGCATTAACCCAACGTTGGTTGTCTAAAGGGGAAGGAAGAGTATTCGACTGATAAACAGCCGTACTGGTATCTTTATCCAAAACACGATTCGAAACACGAAGCCAAGACAACAGACTATTAGGATAACCAGCCTTCAAACCACCTAAATTGGGATTTACGTTGATAGAAGCAGGAATCCAGTTCGTCGAAAGATTGTTCATGTCAAACTTCGAAGAATTAACGCGCATCTCCGAGTGGTACAACTGAAGCGGCACCCAGAAGCGATGCAAACGAATGGTGTAAGGGTTAAATGTCGGGACAGCAAGCGGGTTGCTACGAACATCGATACCCTGCTCGATAGAAACGCGGTCACGGGCATTAATAAAATCGATCCGCACCGGATACAAAATGCCCGGTGTGCACGTAAAGGCTTTGCTCTCAGGAACATCGTAACGAGAGTAGCCATTCACAGCGTGAGAAATAAAAGGTTGTTTTCCCATAGATTAAATAATTAGTTGAAGTTTATAGTGATCCTG